TGACAACTAGATCAATTGACATTGGTGTACATGTCAAAAGCATCATCATGATCCTCAAGATAGTCGGCATCATAAACGTTCAACTTAATTAACCCTTCCATGGAAGGAAAACCGTTGAGAAGGTCTTCCTTGGTAACATTAGCCTTCATCATGATTTTGGTGAAGTCACGCTCTTTAGGGTCGTTCAAGCGCTGCTCATAATGCTTACGAATCTCAGCAGTGGAGACGCCAAGCACCAAGGATACAGAATAAAATACGTGACGAATGAACTCGTACGCAACAAGATTTGTACCCATGGTATCATAAGCACTACCACAGCAAGCAAGGAGAAAATCCATACCGGTCCTAACACCGTTGGCACAGAAAGGGAGCTTCCAATAATACTTGGTAATTGGACGATACGGTAGGATATGAGCAGTGGTGTCAGGGAAGTGTTTGGGGCGTCGAATAAAATAACGCTGCAAAAACACCATCCCACGAGATCGTAGACCACCACCAAAATCAGGTTCAGAAAGAAATTCAACATTGTTACGAATTTCTTGGATTTCCATACCAAAAATTCGAGCAACAAATTTTGCGAAAGCTGTTTCATTAATTAACTCAACGATGCCCACGTGAGAACTACCATTGTGGTCATCGCCGTAACAGCAAAAATGTACTTTGCCATTGGCGAAATAATAGTTCATGTTGACACGACGATGCGGGTTAAGTTCGAATTGAAGCTCAAAGAACAGCCAAAATAAAAACCCGCAAATCCACGAATCACCATGGGAAGTGTCCCATGCACCTGATGGCATACAGCCGATAATCATCTTCCATATATCACCGAACATATGCGTAAGACGTTGAGTCAGCCACTTGATCGTAGCTTTAAGAAGAAGCTTGTATGCGCGATCCTCTGGACGATTTCGCGAGAAATCAAAATAAATTCCACCGCAAATGCAATACAATTCCATCAAAATTCGATGAATTCGCATATCAAAGTTTTTAAAATCCCCATCAAAAAAACGCATATAGGGATCATCTCCTTGCATTTGGTAGTAATATTTTTGAGCACCACCATGCCACCAACGAAGGCCAATTTTAATCATTTTACCTCTTTCCACACGAGAG